CGACCTGGTCGAGCACACGACCGACGGCGGTATCGACCTGGCCGGGTCGCGCGCCAAAGAACGGCGCGGTGGCGGAGCGGCCTTCTGCGGAGCCTTCGACGATACGCTGAAGGTTCGGCATGGCACTTGCCCCGCCTTGCGCCTGCGTGATGGCCTCCGGCCCCGTCAGGCGAATACCGGTCGAATTGTTCTGGAGCGCCGTGGCCCGGTTCCAATCGATTTGATCGGCGGGGCCTGCAACACGGCGCAGCACGGTTTCGGGTGCACTGGCGGACTTCATCGTTGCGCCCACGCCGTTGCCGAATATGGCCGCCAGCACGCGGGCGTAAGGCTCGGCGGCGGTGCCTTCGGTGGCTTGCCCGGCTGCTTCGGACGCGACGCCCGGAAGAACCGCGTTGCGCGTCACGTCGGCCGCGTATTCGCCGGCCTTCCGGGCTAGGCCTGGCGCCATGCGTGCGGAGCGGCTAGGAACGCCGCCGGGCACGGCGAATTCGCCGATCGTCTCGGCGAATTCGCCGGGCGTCGTCTTCGGAGCGTATAGATTTTCATCCATGACCTTGCGGGCCGCATCTTGCGCGCCATAGCCGACATCGCCCGCGCCGGCTTCCATTCCGCTGACGACATCTCGGCGCTGCGCGCGGTCCGCATCCGATAGCGCGGGCGCGCCGAATAGCCAGCGAGCAAAATCCGTGCCTGCGTCGCCCATGCTCTGCGTGCGTTGCTGGCGGTCTTCCGGCGTCAAGGGGGTTGCACCGCTAACGGCGCGAACGACGTCTCCGGCCTTGTCGGCGGCCAAGCCTATCCCAGCCGAGCCGAGACGTTCAACGGTGACGGGGAGCATGGCCGTTTCAGCCGCGCCGCGCACGATACCGCTGCCGAAGCTCGCCGGGACATCGGTGACGACGCTCGGCGTGGCTTTCGGCGCCGGAGCTGCCGCCACGGCCGGAGCTGCGGCGGGCTGCGCCGACAGAAGCTCGTTAACTTCTTCGTCGGTTGCGTCGTCCGGGACTTGGATTTGTCGGCCTTCAAACTGAATGGTACGAGCCATTTATTGCGCCCTCTGCAACTTGCCGTCAGGTCCGCGAACCCATGTCTCGACTGCACCCGGCGACGCGGTCGGCGCTGCCTGCGGTGCAGCGTCGACAGGTGGCGCGCCCGTGTCCGGGGGAAGCTGTCGTGTCGGAACAGCGGTTTGGCCGGACTTCACGCCGCCTCGCGCGATGACTTCGGCCATTTCCTTCGGTATAGCGAGGCCGTTTTGCTGAAGAATTTCGGCGATCTGCTGCGCCGCACCTCGCGACGTACCTTGAAGAGCGGAAAGCGCCGTCGCGCGAGCGATCGACTTTTCCTTGATCGTCTGTGCGTCGTCGCCTGGCAGCGGAATGAACACCTTGGCGTAGGACTGGAATTCGTCCTTGCCGAAGGCGGCGCCTGTGTCAGGGCGAAGCACAGCCATCATGAAATTCGTCGCGTTGTTGTAGAACTTCCGGCCTTCGTCAGACACGGCACGGTTCGCGATCGCGTTCGGCGCGCCGCTAAGCGCCCCGAGCGAAAATTCATAGTCCGTATCGGCCGGCACGTATCCGCCGCCGATTGCTGCGTCGATATTGGAACTGGCCGGCGCGGCGCGGTTGTAGAACATGCCTGCCTTGTCGCTTGATTCGGTGTTCTTCATGCCGATTTGGTCGCTCGTGCCGACAGGACGCGCTTTTTCGAATACCTGAATATCCGGTGGCACGGGCTGGCCGTCAGCCGTAATATACTGGCTATCCGTCGGTTTGCGGAACACCTGGATAACGTGACCGTTGACATTGGCCGTACCTTCGACAAGGGCTTTGTCGGCTGCGGCGTTATAGGGCTCTGCCCCCGTGCGTGCGGCGGCCCCAGGCGTAGAATAGGACGCTTTCCCGTTCGCGTCGACGACCTGAACAGGCGGTTTGTCGCCCATGATCGTATCAAGGATATTCTGGTCGGTAAGCTGGCCGGAGCCGCGTAAACGCTCGTTTTGCGCGGCCTGCCACTCGGTTTCGGATAGTGGTTTCGGCGTGCCAGCGACGACGCGGCCGTCAGGGGTCGTCACCTGATCGCCGGGCGAAACGTTGATATTGCCGCTTTGCTGCCCCGGCAAACCGTAGGCTTCGGCCACAGCCGGCGGCAAGAAGCGGGTAGCGCCTTGGGCCACGGGGTCCAGAAGCGAGCGGGTCGTTTGGCCTGTTTGCTCCAATCCGGTTTGCTGGAGCGCGCGGGTGTTGTCCGCAGCGTTATTCGACCGCGATGTCGCGTTCGTGGCGTCGACGCCGTAGTAACCTGTCGACGGCGTCCACTGGCCAGACGCCTGCCCCATGCGGTCGAACCGGTTCTGATCGAAGGCGTCCTTGTTTTGCGAATACGTGAATAGCTGCGCGAGCCGGGACGCTTCTTCGCGTTTGGCGTTGGCCGACGCATAGCCGGCCATATCGGCGCCGGATACCGGGTCGAACATCGCCGACAGGTTCGAAAACGCCTGGCCGAGGTGCGGATCGTTAAAATAGCCGTTGGTCTTGATCGCCATTACACGCCCCCAAAAAGTCGGCTCAAGCTGGAGCCTATGCTGCTAGTCGGTGCGGTCGGATAGGTGTTCGTCGGGGCGGTGTAGCCGATGACGCCTCCCAACGATGTTGGCGCCGCGACCTTGCCTGCCAAGCCGGCCTTTGTCGTCAAGCCGCCGACGCCGCCAAGGATGTCGCCGAACGTCTTCAGTCCGTCACCTGCGTGGCTGGCAGAATCCAGCTCGTAGTTTAGCGCGCCGGACGATCCTTGCTTGAAGCCGCCAAGCTGGCCGATAAGGCCGGCCGCGCGGGCCTGCTCACGGCTCTTGTCGCCAAGCACGTCGCCGAACGAACGGAGCTGACCTAGCGCCGAACCTGTCTTGTCGGTGAAGTCCTGCGCCTGGCCGCGCTGTTTGGCTTCTTCGCGCACGGTGATATTCGATGCTGATGTCGGTAGCGCCGCGTCTGCCGCCGGCTCCGCGACGTTCTGGCCGGTGAAATAGTCGCCAAGATCGGTAGCCGCCTGGTCTTGCTGGCCGGAGAAATCCTTGTAGCTGTCTTCGCTCTTCGCGTTGACGGCCTTCGCCTCTTGGTCAAGCCCGTTCTGGCGAATGCGTTCGGCCGTCAGGGCGTCGCTGCGTGCGGCGTTCACTTTGTTGTTGGCGATCGTGTTAACGGCCGTAGACCCGGCCGTCAGCGCAATGCCCGCAATGGTTAAGGGATCACACATGTCACTTCACCACTACGGCGCTAGAGCTAGGCGTGAACAGTGTCGAGCTGCTTCCGGTCGTCGCGCCGCCGTTCGCCGCAGCGTTGGCCTTTGCCAGCGCCGCCGACGTACCGAGCGCGGACGTGAAGTCCGTGAATAGCTGCGTCAACGGGCTGTAGGCCGTCGGCGCCGACAACGCTGACGCACGGCTGATTGCGGAATTCGCCGCCCCCGTAGCATCGCCTGTAGCGTTTAGCGAGCTGATAAGCCCGGAGCGGGCGTCTTCGACCGACGTCCGGCCCTGATCGGCATAGGATTGCGCCTGATCGGCAATTTGCTGTTTGTTCAGGTCGTATTTCTGCTGAAGCTCGCCGGCCTTCTGGCCTCGTACGGAGCTATCAAGAAGGCCGCCACGCGCCAGCGCATAGGTCAATTCTTTTTGCGCGCTGCCGTATTGGTCTTCAAGCTGCGGATCTGCGTAGCTGGTATACGCGTCACGCTGCTTGTTGAAATAGTCGTCATTGAATTGACTGTCGAAAGTATTGTTTATGCTGTCGGTGCCGGAGCGAATGCTCGCCTGTCGCGCCTGTTCGTCCGCCCGCGCCTGCGCAGCTTCTTTAGCACCGCTATTTTTACTATTGCCCATGTGTCAAACCGCCCGCCGCATGGAAAAGCCGACCCGCTCAAACCCGAAGTGCTCAAGGAATTTGGCCGTCCGCTCTGAATTGAACTCGTTATCGTTGCCTCCGATGATCTCCTTAGCGCCGAGCCTTTCGCTCCAGGCAATTAGGTTTTTCATCAGCAATACGGAGGCCCGAGTTCCGCGTTTGTCGGGACGAACAAACATTACCTCTTGCGTGGTGAAAAGTCCATCGAAGGCGCGATATTCGTAGAAATCGGCCACCAGGAAGCCAAGTACCTCGCGCCGCTCTTCGACGACAAAGAACGTCGGCGACGCCTTGTCGATGTAACTGCGGATCGTCTCACGCATTTTGTCTTCATTGAACGTCAGGCTTGCGCGGGTTTCCGCCGCATTCATACGGGCCATTTCGACCAAAGTATCGGCGTCGCTTTCAAGCGCCAGGCGAACGAACATCGACCACCTTTGAGAACTGAATGAAGGCTTCGCCGCGCTTGCCATAACCAAGCAACGGGCCGGTTTCCGGCGCCATCCCGAGCATACGCATCCATGTGTGGGCGGCCTTGTTTTCCGCTGACGATATGGCCTCGACGCGGTGCACGCCGGCAGCGAACAGCCGGGGGAAATACTGCCCGCGAATGAACCGGGCGACGGGAAGCGCGATCGACGGAAAGGCGTCGGTCGCGAAAAACAGCATGGTCAAGACGTTCGGCCTGCCCTCGAATGCGCCGCCGACGCATAGCGGTTCGCCCGCATCTGACCCGCAAAGAACGTCGTCCCGCCCGCCATAGCGCTCCGCCAACAGCTCGGACAGCTCTTCGCGCGTGTCGACGGGGGCGACGGCGACGAACTCGTCGAAATCGTGCTGGCGCATATTCAGCACGGCGCGATGTACATCGTCACGGGTTGCGCGCTCAATCTTCATCGGCGTCGCCCGCGTAGTGAACGACGATCGAACTTAGTTTGGCGGCGCCATCACCCCTTGATTCAAACCGGGGGCTGATATGAGACGACGCGCCCATAGATGGGTTGCGGTCGGAATTGAACGTCGTTTCTGTCAGATTCGCGATAAGCTCGCTGACGTCCGGTGTGGTCGGCTCCATCGCGTAGCTGACGCTCCACTCGCCAAGGAGCGCTGCGTCAATGCCTTCCCATGCCTTCTTTCGCGACGGGTCCCCGGCGTCCAGAAACGGCAACCACGCCTTTGCGATTGTCGCGTCGTACACGGGTTTCGCGGCAAGCCCGCCGTAGGCGTAGATTGTATCGCCGGATCGGACGTAGACTCGCTTGTTGAAGACAACCGCGCCATTCCCGTCGATCGTAAAAGGAACGCTCTCGCCGTCGACTACTACGGACGGAATATAGGTTGACCATGCGCTGACCTTCGCGTCGTTGAAGAAGGAAAAAACATAGATGACGTCTTTGATGACGAGCCAGAATCGGCCGTCACGCGGCTCTATGAGGCCGACGATACCCTCACGGTCGGTTTCGGTTATTTCCGTCAGCTTGTCCGACACGATCGTGTCGATCGGCACGCCGATATCCGTCGTCGCCGCCGCGTTGGAGCTATCGCGCGCCCGGAGAGAGCGTAGGCCGCTCTCGTCGAGATAGAATAGATCGTTGTCACCGAATTGCGTCACGGAATTGGCGCTGACGGTGCCTGTGTTGCTCAACACCTGGACTTGTCGAGCGAGCGCCGGATCGGGATCGAAGAACCACACCTGAATGACACGCTCGGCGAAGATAGCGACGTATTGCTGATAGCGAGCCAGCGATATGAGCTGTTCGGAGCCCGAGCTTTCCGTAGACATGTCGATGAAGCCGGCGCCGACGGTGTCAGTCGTCCAGTGCGTCGGCTCCTTGATCCCGGAAAAGTGCGTGTTCGGCCCTGAAACCGAGTACATCTTTTGCCCGATCGTCTTGACGAACGTTCCGGGCTGAAACGTGCCGCTGCTATCGGCGCCGTCGGTCAGCGTTAACCCCGAGGAAGGAGAGACGGTCAAACCGTTCGCCAGGAAGAAACTGACGATCCGGCCGTTTGCGTTTGCCCCCGCGACGGCGGCCACTACGTTGACGGTGGCGCCGACAGCGGTGGCGGTGTACTCCGGCGCGGATATAAAACTGATTATCGCGGCGGCGATGGCGGCGGCTGTCGCTTCGTTGCTTGTGACCCAGTTGACCGCGGCGCCGATAACGGAGACGCCGTTGACACGAAGATCGGTAAGCGCTGACGCAATAGCCGCCGCGCCGCCCGTCATGTTCTGTGCATTGCTGACAACAGCATTGCCGCCAACGGTCGGAACGACGGCCTTCCCGTTCGCTGCCGTGCCGGCCACTGCGGCGGTTATCGTGACGGTTTGGCCGCTCGACGTGGCCGTGTAATCCGGGGTCGAAGCGAAACTATTGATCGCGGTCGCTACGTTCGCTGCGGTCGCGACGTCGGTGCCCGTATGCGCGACCGGCGCGCTGATCAACGACACGCCGTCAATCTTTACGTCGGTGATCTGGTTGCCGGCGCCGAGTGAGCCGCCCGTTATTTGAAATGACCCGACCGCCGCGACGGCGGGCG